TTCAATGCTATTAATGGATCTTGTTGTTCACCACCCTCAGCTTGTATTAACTGTGTAGTTAATTCTACAACTCTTTTTGCAACCATAGAATTAAATTGTACTTCATAACCTGCTGGATCTAATTGTTTTGCTTCAATCATTTGTGGATCTTGTGCTATAAACGCACCAACCTCTCCATGTGCTTGATGAGCAATGTGATCTGAGATGTGTCCTTGTAATAATGCGTAGACCATTGGGTTCATTTGTACCATTCTGCTTCTAATAAAAATTCCATGTGCAGCAACATGTGCATTATGATCTTGATCTGGGAAAACTTTTGGTAATTCCATACGAAGAGCTTTTGAATTTTCAGTTGCTGGGTCTTCAGCAACAGGTTCTTTCTCTGGAAGTAGAATATTATCAATTTGTCTTGTACCTAATGCTTCATAAACTCGTCTATAAGCTTCTCTTAGGTTGTGAAGTTGTGGAGCAGAGACAGCAATCTTTAAATTTTCATTTGCAAGTGTAACTCTTTGTGACATTGAAAAAATATTTGGGTCTGCAACTGGAATTACATCTACTCTGTCATCAAAATCTTGTACTTTTACCATTCTGTCTGCACCATAAACAGCATAAGGGTACACAGGTGGTAAGTAATCTGAAAAAACTCCTGCTAAAATTTTAAATTCTTGTTTCATTGCGTAGTAACATCGCTTATGAATAGCTGACATGACTCTCGAACCACGTTCAAGTAATGCAATTGTAGTTCCAACAGCTGCTTGTTGGTTACCATCACCTACTTGCATGTCTGCAATTGATGCAAAGCGTTGTCCTGCTTGTACGACAAAACCTAAAAGTTGAAATAAAGTTTGACTTGGTTCTTTAAAAGGTAAAAGTTGAAACTGATCTCTGATATTTCCACCTGGAGCATCTACATCTCTGAACTCTCCTGGTTGAAAAGGTTGGTCATCATCACGAATTCTTATACCTCGTGACTTAAATCCTGCTGGTAAGTTAGCTAAAGTACCTGCATCAAGTAATTGTCTTAGTGAAGAAGTAGCTGATCGTGATAATCCACCTATCATATGAATTAATCCAAAGCCATAGAAGCCTAATCCTGGTAAAAATTTGAAATGAACGAAGTATTCTTTACGTCTCATCAATTCATCTTCAGGATCGTAGTTTCTATATATAGATAAAATTTCTTGTGAGCCTTCATCTATTGAAACAATGTAAGGAACTCTTATATCTTTTTTATCTTTTTTGTCTGTTCTTTCAAATTCTTCAAGATCTAAATCAACATGCATTTCTAAAATGTTATATTGATTATCTAATTCTCCTGTTGGTTTAACTCCTTCTATCTCAGATAGTTTTTGTTGTATGGATGTTTGTTCTGGTTGTTTAGCTATTAATTCTACATCTTTATAAAATCCTGATTTTTGTTTTTTAATAACATCATTCTCTGACATTCTAACAACGTGAGTAATACGTTCACAATCTTTTAAATCTGTTGCATAGTAAGGTACTATTAAATCATCTGCCGGTATAAACTTAGATACCGCTCTCTGCATAATTTCATCGTAATAAACTTTTTTAAATGAGGATCCTGATAATGGTAAATAAAATAATAACTGATCAAAGTCTGGAGTGTACTCTTCCATTTCTTCCATCAACATGTAATTCATAAAATCTTTTACACGCTCTGCTTGTTGTAATATTGCGGGTGTTTCTACTCCTAGAACCTGTGTTCTAACAGGTCCTTCAGATGGTAATAATTCTTTGTAAGCTTGTGCTTGAAATTGTGTAACGGATTCTGCTAGTAAAGGATGGGTCACGCCACTTGAGCCTTGAAAGGGTCTTGTTTGATCTTTGTATTTAAATCCTAATAGATCTAATCCTTGAACATAAGTTTGTTCCCAGTCTGCTCTTGATACTCTATCTTTTTTATAATCAGAAAGTAATTGAGAAGATAGACGACCAAGAGTTCTTTCATCCATGTCATCGGCTAAATTTTTATAAAAGTCTAGCTCATCAGAAACAGCTTCTGCTGCTTCTTCAACCACTCCTTCTTCAGGTGGTAACTCAATATCAATTTCGTTTTCAACAACTTCGTTCTCTATTGGAACTTCATTGTTGTTGTCGACTTCAGCCATTAAAAAAGTTTAGTGGGTTTACTTCTTGCTAATTTGTTTCCTCTTGCAACTACTGCTCCACCATGTGCGGCTTTAATCATTTTACCTTTTTTAGCGCCAGTCATAGAACGATTATATGCTCTAGCTTTTTCATCAAAAGCTGAAAGTGCCATTTTTCTATCAGACGTTTGACTTCCTCGCAATGCTTCTATTCTAGCTTTTCTTGCAGCGTCATCTGCTTTAAATCCTTCTACGGATCCTCTTTGCCCTAATGATCCTGTTTGTCCAGCGGTATCTGATTCAAAAGTATCTCTTATATTTTGTTTGCCACCTTCCATCTGATTAAAGGCAGAATCTTTTCCTATTGCTCTTGCAGTTTTTAAACTTTCGTCTGATGCTTCATACATTCCTTTTCTTGGTGCTAATGCTTCATCAGAAGCTAAATCTCTTGTTTCACTTCTTGCAATGTCGAGACCTTTTTCTTCTGGGCTTCTTCCCATCTTAGTCAAAGCATATGCAGCGCCTAAACCTGCTGCAACCTTTGCTAAATTTCTTAACGATTTTTTCATGATACTATCTCCTTGTTGTTATAACAGGATTATTTTAACATGCAATGGTAAAAAGGACTATATCTTATAGTAAATCCTTAATGTAATCCTTGCCTTTTCCAATCTCTACAGATCCACCAATCTTCATTGTTTTAACTTTACTAGCATCCATAACGTTTATATCTAATCCCTCAACTTTAGGAATACCCATAGATTTTACTTGTGGTGCAGTTAAATTCATATTGTAATATTGTTCTGGTAATTTTTCTTCATTAAATTTACCAATCATTTTTTGAATTAAACTTAACATTATAATAAATCCTTAATGTAATCTTTGCCTTTTCCAATCTCTACGGATCCACCTTTATTAAACTTTGATTCAATTCTAGCCCCTACACTTGAACCTTTATCAGATTTAGAAGCACCTATTCCAAAAGAGGTTAATTCATCTTTAGTTAAATAACCAAGTCCTCCACTTATATCGTCTTTTCCAGAACTAGCTAAAAAAGCACTTACATTATCTTTTCTTCCAGATATAGACGCTATTGGTTTTATTTTTTCACTAGTCGAATCAAAAGTTGCGCTTATGTTTGCATAATCACCTTTTGATTTATCTAATAGTTCTGGACCTATAAATTGATCTATATCAACTCCGACTCCAGATTTTTTTGCTGGTAATCCTTTTTCTATAGTTTTAAAAATGTTTTTTAATTCAGACATTATAGTAAATTTTTTATGTAATCTTTTCCTTTACTCATTACAATTTCACCACCATCCTTCGCTTCTACTCCGTAAAGTCTTTCTTTGTAATCTTTAAATTGTCTTTGTTCAATTTGTTTATCTCTTTCTTTATAATAATTTTCTTCATCTTCTTGATAAAATTTTTTTTCTTTTTTAAACTCACTATAGTCTTTAACTTTTTGTTTTAGTTCTTTTAACTTATTAGACATTATAATAAATCTTTTATGTAATCTTTGCCTTTACCGACTATAACTTCTCCGCCTTGTTTTCTATTCATCATCATAGATGTATCTGGATCTACGATGGGTGATTCAAAACTTGTTTTACCACTTGCTGTACCATAATAAGTTTCAGGCGTTATAGGGGGTTTACTAGGCTGATCATAAAAACCTGGTTTTAATTCATTACGTTCTGTATATGAATCTTTTTTTTCTTTTGTAATTTTTTTAGATTCTTTAATTGCATCAGCTGTTCTTTTATTTAATTTTTCAGTTTGATATTCTTCAACAGTTTGAAAATTAGATTTTTTTTTATCAGCCATAATAGTTTATGATAGTTTCGCGGGGCGTGTTCCTTTGATCTCGGCTCTACCACCACGGACCATGCCACCCATTTGTTTTGCTGTTACTTGACCTGTTGTCTTATCTTTTGAATCTGCTTTCTTATCATAAT